GCTTTATCTCATCTGCCATCTCATCAGTGTTGCTGCCGTACATAACAATCTCATCAACTGCGCTTAATACCTGCCCTTCTCTGACGCATACAACGGCGCTCATGGGGTCTAAGTTAAAGTCCATACCAATATGCAGGTCATCACTCAAAACGCCTCTACGCACGCTCTCCTCACGATTGAACGCATAGTAGATGATGCCGCTGTAGTTAACAAACTTGGCCTCATACTCTTGCTGAAATGTGCGCTCATCCAGATCAGCCTTCGCAGCCTCAATTTCTTCTGCATCAACATTGCCGCCCTCGATGGTGGTGTACTGGAAAGACTGCCAGCCCTCCTCACCATCAACGCCCCTAGTCCACACGTCATAAAAGTGGTTGCGGCCTTTCGGGGTTCCAATAAACACCGCAGACCCTTTGCGGTCAGACAGTGAAGGTCTTAGAACTTCAAACCATGCCTCTGGTCGCATATCAGCAAACTCATCCAGCACTACAAAGTCTAGCGCCCTCCCCCTCAAGTTATCAGGCTTTTCTGCCCCTTTGAGAGATATGGTTGAGCCATTGCGTAACAGCAGACTAAGTGCGCTTTCATTCTTCTTAGTTATGTAGCCAGCGGGGAGTGCGTCATTGAGCATATCCCACGCGATCTCCTTCGCCGCTTTATAGGTTGGCGCCACATACCAGCAATTTCGATTCTTACCGCCTAGCGCAGCCCTTAACAGTTCATGAGTTGACAGAAACGTCTTACCAAACCGTCTACCAGCAACCACAGCCCGAAAGCGTGAATCACTGAAGAAGATGTCGTCTTGTGGCTTAGTTAGCCTCACTTGCTCGCTCAATGACTATCGGTGGTAGGTCTTGCGCTTCTGGTTCTATCTGGTCGGTCTGGCCTAACCAGTTCTTTCCTAGCCATACGAGCATAGTTGTATTGCCGTCCATTGCTGCGCTGTATTGCTTGCGGCGTAGGCTCATTTTACCGTTGCTGGCCTTTTGTCTAAAGTAATCCGCAAAACTGCAATTTTGCTCCCGATGACAAGCGCGGTTTAGTGTGTCGTAATCTACACCAAGAACAGCAGCTTGCTCCTCACCCGTACAGTGAATAGCGCACATCTTGTCCACTTGGTCCCAGTCTATTTGTGCCAATGGTCTAGCCATGTCGCTCTCCAACGTATTCAAAGCTGGCCGTTAGTCTTTCTATTGACTCAGCACCTCGCAAAACTCCTTTAGACTTGGCAACCCTTGACGGCTTGCGGGTCATTGCCCAAGTGGGGTTTTTTTGCAATCCAAGAACGAATGCGGGCGAACTGGTAACCAAACTCATACGGTACCCTTTCTGCTTATAAGAACCCGCTATTGCATCCATGAATGCAGCCCCAACACCAATTCCTTGATAATCTGGTTTAACCACGATTCGATGAATCCGCTTCATGTCTTTAACTATGGGATGCGGAAAATGTATTACCGAGCACCAAGCAACTGATCGGCCGTCAATCTCGCAGATGTATTTATGAGCCGCGTTGTTGTGTGAATGCGTCAAATAATGATGCTCCATAAACTCGGCCCACTCCCTTTGATTTGCTTTCCTGATTGTTGCTTCAATTTTGGGTCGCCTAAGACGCCTCCGACTAAACTGCATATCATCGCAGTTGAATACCCAGTCAGGCTCTAGCCATTCTTCAATGTCGTAATGACAGCTAACAGCCACAAACTTGCGGTCTTGTTTACGAATGAACTTCTGAATTGCAGACGACCCCAAACGCGCAACTAGTCTATCAACAACTGATGTAAACTCGTCGTATATGAATGGCTTGTCAGCTTCAAGAATCAACCTTGCAAGCTCTGCTCTCATTTTTTGACCATTGGACAACACATCAAACGGCTTCAACCAATCAGGCGGAGACGAAAACCCAACTTTAGACAAGGCTTCAGTTATCTGCTTTGCGGTTAACATTTCACTAAAATCATCAACAAAACTGTCGCCAGACCATTCATAGCCACTGAATAACTCATAATCCTGAAACATACGCTTGGCTATTGTTGTTTTTCCCGACCCGCTTGCTCCAACAATTAATCCAATGTTCCATTCAGCATCTTCTATCGGAATGCTGACATCAAAAGTTTTGGTCACCACATCCATATTGCAGTCAAACATTGACTTAATTTTGTTGGCTCGGAACGTGTTGCTGGTTTCTGATTTGATTACAAACTTTGAACTCGGCACTTATACCCCTCCGAATCCAAACGATTAAAAATTTTTTCCTGTTCAGATTCGTCGCTACATTCAACAACAACAGAAAAAGACTCAGCATAATCAACTTCTTGCACGACATGATCTTGTGGTTCATCAAACATCTTGGCGAGCTCTATTTCGTCCATGCCCGTTAAAGTTAGATCAATATCCAATTCTGCCAACCGCTCGATTTCGACAGCTAACAAGTCGTAATCCCACCCCCCATTTTCAGTGAGTTTGTTATCAGCTATAACGTAGGCTTTGCGCTGCGCCTCGCTTAACCCTTCGAGCAATATGGTGGGCACCGTGTTCATATTTAACTTCTGCGCTGCGGCTAACCTTCCGTGACCAGCAATAATGCCGTTGTGCTCATCTATTAGAATCGGGTTGTTAAAACCAAACTCTTGAATGCTTGCTGCTACCTGCGCCACCTGTTGATCGCTATGGGTGCGTGGGTTGTTTGCATAGGGGATTAGATCTGTAGTTGCTACATAAATAACTTCTAAATTCATACTTTCCGCGTCTTTTCAAATGATCTCATTGCGCCCAGCCCTAGCATCCCCATCAACACGGGCATCATAGTCTCTAGTGGAACAAGGGGAATGACAATGTCATACCCCATAAGAGCTAATACAAAGTTAGAGAATGGGATTGTGATAAAGTTCCCAAACATGCCCAGCGTACAAACCCAGCCCAATGCCGGCCTCCAGCCGCTAACAAATATACTAGCGTGCGCTGCTTCGATCTTGTTCACTTCTAGCTGCAAAGCTGCATTTTTGTGCGCTTCTTTCTGCGCTAATGTTGCAATTTCATGCGCCAATGCGTTTTTCTGGTCTTTGTCTTCAATGAACTTATCAAGTAGCCCTGTAACCGGCCCGACGAGTTCTTTGACAATACCAAAACTCAAATCTCTGCCCTCACGCCCTGTATTTTAAGGTCGAATGACTTTCCTGCTTGAACGAAGAATTCCGCTGTAGTCACTCTGCTGTCATACACCGCTGGCTCTAGCGCATCACTGTTGAACCTGCTGCCCAGCCCGATACAGCCCTGCACATCATGTGGGAAATTAGCAACATGAAACAAAATAAACGTGCGATCTGGCACATCGAGGACTTGTACAACGTCCTTGTACTTAGTACCGGTGAAAGGCTCGCACTTGTACTCACCCTCTGGAATGCAACTAACGTTCGGCGCGTTGTTTTTCCAAGGTCGCTCAATCGTGTAGCAAGACCAGTCCCCAACCCATACTTTGCCAAGGGTGCCGCTGTCAAGATAAGCAAAACGCTCTAAATAGACCATTTACTGTCCTTGTTATTTCAATTTGCCTGTGATAGCCCCTATTTTACCCCAAAAACTGCAAGTATTTGCAAGTTTTATTGATATTTTACACTTTGCCCCTTTACATCTTAAAGGTTTTCTTTATAATGAACGCCATCAACAACTAAAAGGAACAACGAAATGTCTACTAGAGCAACCTACCAAATCAAAAGCGGCTTCAGCACAGCAACCCTGTACATCCACCACGATGGATACCTGCAAGGCGCTGCTCAATACTTCCGCAACACTTTAGACCTAATGCGTATCAGTGACCGCGACCTACTTACCTGCTTTTTGTGGGCAAACAAGCGCGCAGAGCTTACTGGTAGCCACGCATCACATGGCGACACAGACTTTTGCTACGACATAGAAAAAGAAGATGGTGTCTGGATTGTCACCGCTTATAAGCGCAGAAGTTACGACAGTGATGACTACGACAGGGTTTGCAGAACGTCACTTTCTAAGTTTGTCTATGAATACGCATCAACAGAGGAATCAGCATGAAACTACGCTACCCCCTCGCCCTATTTGTACTTGTTGCCCTTGGCCTAGCTGGTCAGGGTGACTTTGAAGAAGAACAAGCCGAAGCAGCTAGGTACGCAGAACGCGTTTGCACTGGCGTTCACGGTGATTACCTCAAGCTTTCCCCTGACTGCTAACTAGCCAGACGTTCTGCTCTTTCTCATCCTCTGGCCTTTCGGCTGGAGGGTTTGGGTCATCATCAAACTCAACAAATTCACTGATGATCACAGTCACTTGGGTGTTAGGCTCCATGTCTTCAATTATTACGGTAGGCAATTTCTCTATCCTCCATGAACCTCTCACGCTCTAGCAAATTGTTAATTTCTTGCTGCGCCTGTTCCAGCACTTTAACGTCCCGCGTTATTTGCCACTCAGTGAGCAATGTAACCACATTACCAGCTAAATAACCCAGTCGGTTTGCGAGAATGTAATCAACCGGCTTAATCTCTTTCATCATTCTTGAACCTGCCATATTTGCCCACGCCATTCATACTCGCCAGCATGGTGTACTTTTACAAACTCAGGCGACAAAAGAAAACCATCTTTTATCGTCAAAACTACAAATCCACTCACCCAGTTCTTTGGACCGTCTTCTGCGTAGTCGAAGGTAGGCTGGTGAGGGTTCGCCATTGTCCCGCACTGCAACCCGTATCGGTGGCCCGTGTAATCAGACCAACTGTAGACTTGCTGCGCGTGTGTGTGGCCTGTGACGATGTGAGTGCCTGCTTTCATCGTGTTATTGTATGCAGCATGAACACCCCCCGCGATTCTATGCTTTATCACAATGGGCCGCTCTGCCCCACTTATCCACAACGACATTCCAAACACCCATTCTTTGAAATGGTCTTTCAGGTCGAATCCCACCACCCCGCCAAATTGGTTTGCATTGTTTGCGAGATATGAGTTGAAGCGCTGATCATGATTCCCGATAAGCCAGTACCTGTCAC